TTGTGTAAAACCTCAATCCACCCTGATTCAAAGTCAACCCATCTTTTCTGTATCTCAAGGTGAGCTATTTGTTTATCTTCTGCCATCAAGGAATCTAATGCGGCTTTGGTTAAATTATCTATGTCAGGTTTGGATTGGTGAAATCTGCCATGATGTAACTTTTTTTTCTTTTTTGACCAAGAAGGAGGTACTGGAATAAAGAAAGTTATGGAAGCTCCAACGGGAGGAAGGATAAATTGTTTGGCTTTGGCTTCGGCTAAAAGGTCAACTTTGTATTTGTTGTATTTCTCTAATCGGAGCAGTCTGCTTAAGCCGGCGGGGCGTAGTTTTTCTCTTGGGATTCTGAAGAATATCGAATCACCTTGAGTTGCTCTAACATGCGTTTGTGGGGTAATGTTTAATATTATTTTCTTTTGCATTTGTCTTGTTTACTATTTTTTGTAAAATGTATTCCATTGATTGAGTGAGCGACCATTTCTTTTTTTCTGCAAAAGTTTTTAATTTTTCGTATGTTTCTGGTTCAAGATATACCGTATATGCTTTCTTCATATAATTTATTTTAATGCAATTTACATTAAGTTATAACATTTGCCAAATAATCATTATGAAAGTGTAGCGTTACGCTTTACGAAACAAAAAACCTCCTTTTTAGGGGAGGCTTTGCATAAGAAATTGAACACTTTTATCTGATATTCTTTATGTAATTGGCTAATTGTTCGTCTTTTCTTAAAACATTATCTCTTAAATCCAAAACCCTTTTACCGTATAATGGATTCTTCCTCATGTCAATACCTTCTTTTGGTAATGGTACTCCGTATATGCTTTGCATTGCAAAACCGTGGTATCCTTTCTCTGTATTGGGTGTAATTTTTCCTAACCCATTGTAGACTTGCATTTTTGTATATGGGTCTTTTATTCCTAATTTATCAGCATATTGCATTTTTGTAGTAAATGCTCTAGCAAACATGTCGTAACTATCTGACTCGTCATCTGAACCCATTTTAGTTGGAATTAACTCATCCATATTCATTCTTCCGTGACCTATGTTTTCATTGCCAGCTCTTTTATAAGTGCCTAGTCCTGTTTCTTGCAAATCAACAGCTAATAAATCATAAGGGTCTTGGTTGTATCTTTTGGCTGCTTTTACAATATTTAATATTCTTTCTGATGGATATTTTCCGCCTATTAAATCTCTATTGGGGTTTATTTCTTTACCTGTTGTGGCGTTTATTTTTCTGTTATCTTTTAGTTCATAATCTCTTGGCATTACAATATTCCTTCTTACTGGCGTTGTTTTGGGTGTAACGCTAAATACGTTTTTAAGAAAATCCATTATTGGATTGCCTTCGTTTTCGCTATGAATTTTTTCTGATATTGCGTCTAACTCTGCCATGATTAAGATTTTTTATGTCTATTTGCAAACATTCTTGCTTTTGCAACAGAGCTAAATCCCCACGCTTTTAATGCTAATGCTTTTCTTGTAGGCTCACCATTTGGTTTTTTCATTGCTCCCCTCATTCCGGCAAATCTTGCGGCAAAAGATACTCTACGAGGATTAGTTCCACCCTTAACGGGTGCTTTTAAATTACCTCCTGTTTCGGCATTATACGATGCTCTGCCTTTTTCATTCAGTCCTCCTTTCGGATTCTTACCTTCCGACCTTGTCCAAGCGGGTGTCTTGCGCATTACTTTTTTTCTTTTGCTTTAATCTTTTTTTCTTGTTGAAGCATTTCTGGTGTTGGCTTTTTACCACTTCCTTTACTAGCACGAATGTTATTCCAAAGACCATTTGCAACTCCTAGTTTGTTTAATTTTCCTTTCATAATGCTAAATTACAAATTTCCTAATATATTTGGCTCATTTTTTATATCAATTATATCAATAAGTGGCTTTCCCCCTGTGTCTATTATTTCAACTTCTTCCCCGGCAAGCATAGCGTCTATTGTTTCCTCTATGATTTCTCGCTGTTCTGGGGTCAATAGGGCGACTTTCTCGTTAATGGCGGGTACTGCAAAGACATCGCTTGAAATCTCCTTCTTTATGCCATCTCTGACCGATTGTGTTATATGTGGATGGGTTATGGTATCTTTAAATATCCAATTAATTTTATTTACATGGCTTAAAAATAACCTAGCGCCGCTTGATTTAGGGTATTGTCTAATAAAATCATCGTAATGCTCTTTAGCCATTTTTAGATGCTGTATTGCACTTACTATGTTTGCTCCGTTCATTTATTAAAGTTTAAATGCTTGTATTCTAGTTCTTGTAAAAATGTTCTCGCTTTGAGAACTTTTGCTTTTGCTTTATCAATCAATTCCTCGTTTCTGTAAACAGTAAATAAAAGTATTCTTTCTTCTAATGGGGCATTGGAGAATATCATATTCTTTTCTTTCTCATTCCATTCTTTTATAAATTCAGGTGACTCTTCGCTAACAACATTCATCTTTCTTAATAAAGAAAACTTTGCAGAAATTCTAATATGCTCCGGTGTGTCAATCAAACAATAAGCAACGCAAGCTTTTTCTAATCCTAATAAATCCATATATCCATTTACTTGTGCTTCGTATGTTGCATCTAATTTATCAGGTATGTTTGAAAGAAATGTAATCCAATCCCAACTTGACTTTGTGTCGTATATAACATCATCAATGACATCAGGAGTACCTGTAAAGAAATCATTGCTAAATGTTTTGGTATTTTTTTCTAATGGTTTTTTTATTGTAAGTGATAGCATATCTATCGCTTCCGGTTCTACCGTATTGCCTTTATCTGTGTACTTGTTATCAATCTCTTTTTTAAAACCGTATCTCTTATTAGCATACACTTCTATCAAGTGCGTCTTTGCTGTTTTAGAAAGTTCGCCAGATTCTTTATCTGCCTTTGATACGGGTTCGGTTAGTAATTTGCCAATGCTACTGCAATGGATAAGCGTGTTAAAAAATTCCATTATTTTATGCTTTTAAATTTTTTGTTATAGTATTCTAATAATTCGGGATTTCTTTTGGACATTAATTCCCAAGCTTTTAATTCTTCTTTTGTTTTACAAGCATCAATAAAAACTTTGGTTTTTTCGTCTAATGTTTGCTTTGATTGCGTTGGAACAATTTCTATTTTAATTTGGTCTTCATAGAAATAACCTAAATCTTTTAGTTTTGCTACATTTTCTTTATGATATTCTTCCACTAATGATTTAGCGGTTTCTAGTGCCTCTTTGGCATCTTCTCCGGCGTTAATAGCTACTTCTACGCCAATCTTTTCTGAAGCGTAATTTCCTAAATTGAATGTTCTTTGATAATTGATTACTTGGATGTGCATAGCAATTGTGTGTTTTAAAAATTGGTAGCAATCTCATCATTAATTGCCTTTCTTTTTTATAAAAGAGCTTAAGTGTAGAAATTGCGTACCAATTGGGGGATTTGATTTTTAGTTGAAGCCTATCTAACTCTTGTTACTTGTGTTGTATTTTCAATAACTCTCATCTTAAAGATTTTATCTTTGTGGTCTTCTTTTCTTTTTAGATTTGAAATCATTACAGCAATAGATGTATATGGGTTAGTAAATTCAATAATCTCATTCACTTCTAGTGTAGAAACTTTACTAGAAACTGAATCTGGGTTAATGTGTCTTGCCATTTTTGATAATTTTTAACAAAGTTAAATTAATTATTTTAAATTAAAAAACTATTTTTAAATTAATTTTGTTGCCTAATGGGGCAACTTTTGTTACCAAAATGGGAACTTTGTTTCTTATCTGCATGAATTTTACATAAAAATCTATGCAGAGTTTACTAATTGGAAACTTATTTCTAGTTTATTAACCTATCATTTAAATCCCTTGATGGTGAATATTGTAGATTAAACCGCCATAATATTGGATTATTTTCTGCCAAAGTCAGCAGCGTAACTCGGACAATATCCGAAATAGTGTCACCATTTTATATAAATATGTGACATAGTAAGGGGTAATTCGGTTATATCTTGTAACATATAAAGGGCAGATTTGTTACGAAATAGGTGCAAATGAATATAAATGGGTGCAAAATAGGAGTAATACTACGCTATTATCAAAAGATGTAAACTCTGCAAGTTTTGATAGTGTTCACGAAACCGTGAACTGATAAAATAAATGAACTGTTGTATAAAATGCAAGGGTTGAAATTATAAAATCCTGTTGTACTAAAATTATAATAATCTGCTTTAAAGTAACATATAAATATTCTTATTTTACTTTACTCAATGGAC